GCGATGTGGTCGAGCTTGTAGCTCTCTTGGTTCTTGAACGAGAACTTCTTGTAGAGCTCGATGTAGTCGAGAGACGAGATGCCGACGAGCTCATAGACCTTGTCGACTCGCTGGGCGATCTCCTTGCCGCCTCGAGCCATAGACTTTCCCCTGATGATGTCGCGCTCGTTGACCATTCCCCAAGGAGACAGCCTCTTGACGTCGGCCTCGCCGAGCACTCGAGAGATGCGGTTGACGATGTAGGGTATGTCGAAGTGCTCGATGTTCCAGCCCGTGATGATGTCCGGAGCCCAGTCGTCGTGGTTCCAGAGTATCAGGAACTTTGACAGCAGGTCCTTCTCGTCCTTGCACATGACGTAGTTGACGTGAGGCTGCTTTGACTTGTAGAACTTGGTACCAAAGACGACGATCCTGCCGTTCTTGCTGATTGAGATGTTGCTGATTGGGACCGCGGCGGTCTGCGGGTCAGGAAAGCCCTGATCAGTCGGGGTCTCGATGTCGATGCTGACGACCGAGACGAGAGACGGGTCGTAGTCTATCTCGTCCGGGTACTCGTCGTTGATGAAGGCGTACTGGTAGTTGGTGAGACCAAAGAACTCGAAGTTATCGACTTCCTGATACTTCTTGACGAAGTCGCGCGCCTCGGGAATAGATGGGAACTCTATCTTCTCGGCGCTGCGACCGTCGAGAGTCTTGTACTCTCCGTTCTTGCTCAGAACGAAGAGATATGGCTTGTACTCAACGATGTCCTTGATTTTCTTGCCACGATAGTAGCCGCGTCGATAGATCTTACTGCCGCGCGTATATATGTTCGTGTAGAATGACATGAATACTCCATAATGAGACTATTATGCCATACTACACTAGCGAGGCATAAATGTCAACCAAAGATTTCAAGTGCTTCTTCGTATAGAGCCTTGCGCTCTTCGAGACCGATGGTCCCGCCATTGATGAGCTTGGTCGCGTGAGTGACGTCGCCGGCATCGGCTACTGCATTGAGCTTGCGGCTGTTCCAGAACCAAGCCGCGGACATAGCCGCTCCCTCTGGTCCCTCTAGGTAAGAAACAGCTTCATCAATATCCATCCCCATGCTGTCAGCAAAATGCTTGTAGTTATCATGGCCAGTAAGCTGAATAAGACCACGGCCGCGGTACTTGTAGCCATCTCCCGAATCTTCATCGCCGTTCCCCATGCGGTTGGAGTACACTAGGTTAGCGATCTTCTCAGGTTGGTGAGCGTATTCTTCCGGATCGCGATCGTGAAAGTACTTAGGAAAGATCTTAGTGAGAGTAGCTGCCTTGTAGTTGAGGTTCTCTTTAGTGGCAGTTAGTCCGGCGGACTCATGTCCGACCTGCGCTAGGAACATTGCAACACGCTCTGTGGTGTTGATCTCAAAGTGCTCCATTGCCTTGTTGAGTGGCTCGACAAAGCTATCGATGATCTCTTCGTCGGTGTCTTCAAAGAATTTCTGCAGTTGCTCTTTAGTAATATTCATGGAACTCTCCATAAGTTATAGGGGGACGTGACTCCCCCTATTTATTACTTGCAACCTTCGTTTATGATCCAGAGTTCTTCTTCGAGATAGATAGCCATCACATCCACCTATTTCTGATGTAGTGCTCGGCTCTCTTCTCCTGTGCCTTTATGAAGGCATCAAACAACTTACTTAGTAACAGGAGCATTGTAGAACTCCATAGAGTGCTTGCGCGCGATGTACTCGATATCACAGCGATTGATACCTAGATCATACAGGTCGCGATCGGTAAGTCCATTGAGTTCGTACTGTGTTCTACGAAAAACTGTATACTCCCTCCACTTGCGTAGAAGGATTCCAAATAATGCTAACATCTATTACTCCTTTGGTAGCTTTTTACTTACTGAAGCCACCTCAGTTGTTTCTTCAATGTCGATCTTCTTTGGCTTCTTGTGTTCCGGAATCATGTGTTCCAGCCAGATCTTCAACATTCCATTGATCAGCTGGGCGTTCTTGATCTCGACGTTGTCGGCGAGAGAGAAAGAGCGAGTGAACGGACGCTCTGCGATTCCCTTGTAGATGGCTTCTGCCTTCTCGTCGGAATCGTGTGAGATGCTTCCCTTGATGAAGAGCTTGTTGTCTTCCAGAGTCATCTCGATGTCCTGCTTGCCGAAGCCGGCTACTGCCATCTCGAGGACGTAGACGTTCTCATCTGTCTTCTTCAGGTTGAAGGGAGGATAAGAAGTGTTCATGGCCGTATTTGCCATCGCGGCAAATGCCTTGTTGATGGTCTCAGCCATCTTGTCCGAGCCGATCATGTAGCGATCGAGCTTAGCAAATTCAGGAAAATAGTGATTGATATTCCAGTTTGTCATGTTGACCTCCTAAAAGCAAGGTTGATAGTCTGGTATCCCAATTGGCAATACCATAATATTATATATGCAGCGCTAGCTATTCACTGGCGGTATACCTAGTGTAACTTTCGCTGCAGCTTCTCCTTTGTGGTAACCATCACTGTCTGCATGTCGCTATCACAAAGAAAAACTGGGGTGAGACCGGCCTCTCTAAATTCTTCTGCCGATCTCAATAGTCTCGTAAAGCTGTTATCAGGATCAAATTCGAGGTTAATCTCCGCCGCGTCTTTCACCATTCTCTCCGGTAATATCTTTAGATTATCTACATTTAGTCCATAGACAGTCTTCATTGGAACTCCTTATTATTTTTGTTATTAGTCCCATAGCGATCGATAGTACTTTCCAAATAGTCTTAAACCATTCTGAACACGAGCGTAATAGGCATCATGCTTTTCTTGATCAAACTTACCCCATCCGATCACGATTTCTTTAGTCAGATACTCACCCATGAATTCAGGCATCTTTGGCGTTTCATCTGGACCATAGGGAACGTAGTAGTTCTTATCTTCGCATTCATCAATGATTTGCTCGTGAGTCCAGATTATCTCATCCATGATCCAGTCCCAGCGCTTTTCATAAGCGTCATCATCGGCCGGTATGTGAGGCGTGTCTTCTTTATCTGTAATTGGATAGCCGTGCTTTGTCTCTTTGAGACGCTTGAGCATCGGTACAATGATGAGCGAGAGCGTGTGATCCATGCTCCATGTATCGTATGGATCGATCTGGATCTTTATCTTACGCTTGTTCTTATCATATATCCACTGACAAAGATCATTTACCCACGTAGAGGTGAGCCACTCTGCAAACTTATCGTGAAGCCGGTAGTCCCAGCGATCCAATAGCTTTTCATCTGGCCACTTCTCGAGCCAGAAGAAGATCACATCAGCTATGTGATACGGGCCGAACCAGTCCGGATACTTTCCTATAGAAACCTTCATTGCGCAATCCTTCAATATTAACAAAATCGTGAGGGTCTCTCGCGATCAACTCATTCAGACCTTGGAAGATAGCAATCTTCGCCAAGGCTAATAGGTCTTCATGACTCATCTCAAACTGAACTATCGCACCACCGTCTTCTAGTTCTTCTACGATAGAAACTTTTATTTCACTCATTCCGTACTCCATAAATAAAGATGTTCACGGGAGATTTATCATGTTTGGATTATTAAGCGTAGGTCGCATTCAACTCTACATAGCAGCAGCGGTAGCTCTCACTGGTATTTATTTTTTCTGGAAGCATAATGTCGAGCAGCAGGCTCTTCTGGAATACAACCAGAGACAACTAGAGCAGTCTCTAGCAGACCAGCAGAAGCTCAAGCAGGATCTAGCAGCCATAAGTCAGAAGCAGGACGAGATCATTCGTCAGAGCGAGGAAGACAAGAAGGCGTACGAGGGCAAGCTTAATACCGTGTCCGACTTTCTCGACTCAACTGCGACAAAGAAAATCGATAAGCCTTCTTCTGACGTGCTTAAGAAGACAGTCAAGCAGCTGCGGGAGATCTCTCAATGAAGAAGCTACTCATAGTCCTGCTGGCAGCTTCTCTAGCCGGCTGCGTCAGCGCTCCCCAGTTCATAACTAAGGAGAAGCTGACTGTAGTGGAACCTAACAGCTCTCTGTATAACTGTCCGGTCGTTCCTCGCTACCCGAATCCAGAGACTCTCACTGACGTGCAGGTAGCTAAGTTGCTGGTTCTGATGGAGCGCAATAACTCAGAGTGTCGTCGGAACTTAAGGGCCATTCAAGCCTTCATCGAGGCCGCCAAGGCTAGGCTAGCAGCTGCTAACTAATTACCGAAGTACTCTTCGTTCTTCTCGGCGTATTCCTTAGCGATGGCTAGAGCTTCTTCTTCGGTGTAGTTGGTGATCTGGTGCTCAGCGTAGACCGAGCTCATCTGCTCAGGCTGACCCTCATCGACCACGTAGTAGCTGATCCAAGGTGACATCTTGCTGTCGACCGTCACCACTACCTTAACGATCTCCTTGTACTTGACGATCGGCTCTAGTTTATAGACGTCTCGAGACCAGATCTCGCCGTCGAACATCGCCTCTTCCTTGTAGCTCTTCTTATAGCTGCGGGGCACGCAGAAGACGTGGCCTACATCATACTTGGTTTCTATCTTCATTTTCAGATTCCTCAAGGGCCTTACTGACTGACTCAATAAGCACGTGACTGGCCAATATCAATTTTCTGAGACTTTCTTCCGTGATGAATACGGAAGCCCAACCGATCGTCGATAGGACCAGACCTGAGAGACATAAGTTCCTCAAGTCTTCTAGGTTGGTATCAGTAGCTATCAATCCATAGAAGATCAAGTAGGCTGCGGATAAGGCGCTTATAGCGAGCGGAAAGAACTTCAGTACTAGGTACTGAGCATACCGAAAACTTATCATTCACAGATTGTCCTGTAGACGGGGCGACCGTAGTAGTCGTATCCCTCGAAGCGGCGGTAGCAGACCGGCTGGTAGCGGGGCTCTACTACCACGGGAGGTTCGGCATAATAGCGCGGCTGATTAGCCATAGAGCCAATAATACCGCCAACAATAAGCCCACCAACAAGAGGAGCAGCCCACCCACCGTTAGAGTGATAGTGGCCACCTCTGTACTGAGCAGATGCAGGGCTGGCAAGCCCAAGAGCCAGTGCAAGAGCAGATACAATATGAATAGTACGCATGTCAGTCTCCAGAGAAAAGCTATCACTTATTTATCCTCAACGACCACCAGCTGGTCCTTGACGACCTTCATCTTGACCGGCGTTCCATTGACACTGCGCTTGAAGTAGTCGCGACCACCATCGACCATGCAGTTGTTGTGGACTCGATAGTCATGGCGGTGGCGGCTGTAAATAATACCGTCGCCGGTATCTACGCCATCGACGTAGCCCTCTGTAGAAGAGATGCCGTTGGTGATCATGGGATAGCCGTCATGACCGTAGTAGATTGCGAAGTAGTTGGAACCTTCTGGATGAGCCTGCTCTGTGTAGAAGATCGCCATCGGCTTGTTCATCCACGAGCCGTCCTTTGCCCTGCAGCAGGACTCGAACACGTACTTTGCGTTGTACTTCTCTTCTATAGAAGAGATCTGCTTTGGGCCGAAGAGGCTTGATTCGTTTAAGATCTTAGTCATGCTGCTAGTGCTTCCTGTACGTGGCTGCAAGTTTTACGATACGTGAAGCCGGTGCAGTGGCATACAGCCTTGTTACCCCTGACGGTCACGGTGTAAGTCTTACCGGACTTACCTGTGACTTTGACTTCTTTCTGGTCTGCCGGCTTTGGTGCCTGATAGCTACCGTCGATCTCAACAATGTTAGCTCGGTCGATGATCCGGTAGTCGTACTTGCCGGGGCCGTAGCGAAGCGACAGAGAATCGTACTCGACCCATCTTGGTGACTCGCATACGTCACCCTCGTAGTAGTTGAACTCGGGGATCTGAAAGCCGTATAGATGACGCCGGTCATACTTAGGGTTCCTTACCTTCACTCGCATGATCAAGCCTCCAAGCGGACTTGGCGATTTGGGTTCTTGACGATAGAGAAGAAGGACTCGGCGTAGGTCAAGTCGGCCGAGGGATCACAGATGAATACGAAGTCCTTGACAGACTCGAGCTCTTGGTAGCCCTTAGAGATTGCCAGCAGTACCAGCTGCTCGACTGCATCGAGCTGGGCCGAATAGACGTTCATTTCCTGTTCTGTCCACATGTTGCTCTCCATTGATTATATTCTTATAATACACCAATTTAGATAATATGTACACAGTTATTTTGATAGTTTTTTGAACATTTTTATGGCTCCAGAGCCGTCTCTGTAGTAATTCTCGAGCCTCTGGGTGGGCTGAAAGCCGGCCTTGGTGTACAGTCCTATGGCTGGATGGTTGGTCTCAGACACCTCTAGGATCATTCCAGAGGCCCCCAGATCCCTCTCGAGTAGGGCATGCAGGTATGCCCTGCCGACTCCCTTCCCACGAAACTTCTGGTCCACTATGAAGCTGTACAGCCGGATCTTGTCGCTGTTCTTCCTTCTCAGCAGGATGGCCGAACCTATTACGACGTCGAAGTTATCCACGAAAACCAACAGGGATCCGCTCAATATAAAACGGCGCAGGGACTTCCTATTGAAAGCCTCTGCGCCGAATTGTTTCTCAAGCTCGAAGACCGAATCTAGATCTGTCAAGCTTGAGGTTCTGATCATCATCGTTAGAACTTGTAGTTAACGCCCATTGTGAGTCGATCCTCAGCCTTGGCGACGTTGGCCGCGTTGCTGAAGTAGTCCACGTGCTTGTAGCGCGTGTCGAGTTCGACCTGCTTAGTCAAGTCAACCTTCACGCCACCGCCGAGGGTGTAGATGTAGCCTGACTTGGTGTTCTCGTTGAAAGAGTATCCAGCACCCGCGAGCGCGTAGACTGAGAACGGCGTACTGCCAAAGCGATACTTAGGAAGCGCGTTGACGTATACCTGATTCTTGGTGTCGCGAGGACCGCTGACATCTGATGGGCGAACGTAGTCGTACCCATACTCAGCTGCCAGATACTGAGTGAAGTTATACCCAGCAACCACACCACCTGTGTATGCGCGGTCAGATCCTACTGTTCCGCCAGCATTCACACCGACGTAGCCCTGAGACTCGTAGTCGGCTGCACGCTGAAAGGTTGGTGGGACTGGCGCACTCTTTGATGGAAGGTCAGACGCGATCGCCGTTCCTGCCACCAAGACTGCTAGCGCAGCCATGATAGTTCTTTGCATTGGTTTCTCCTTATGCTTGTTAAAAAGACTCTTGAAGCAAGTCATAGATGATGACGATCAGCAGGGCTAACCACCCCATCCAACTGATTGCTAAAAGAGTTAGTACATCACGAAAGTTCATAGTATAAATTCCTTGGTGAACCCAGCTGGACTCGAACCAGCAACCTTGCGATTAAAAGTCGTCTGCTCTACCATTAAGCTATGGGTCCTTGGTGTCCACGGCGGGAGTCGAACCGACAGAGGGAGGCATTTTAAGTACCTTGTGTTTACCTAATTTCACCACGTCCGCGTTTAAACCTAAATGTTTCAGTTTGTGAATGACAATTTGGACATAATATTCTCAAGTTGCTAAAGGCATGATTTCTACTGTTTCCATCAATATGATCAAGCTCACAACTTATTGGTTTATTATTCCATTCACTTATTCCACATTCCTCACAGATGTTTCTTTTAAGATTCTCCGAAAATAGTTTATGTTTCAATTTATAAGTTTGAAACTGTGGATGTAAACCGTTTAAGATTTCTTCAATAGGAATAGCTCTATCTTTCATCCATTTCTTTTCAGAACCTTTACTTCCTTGATTCGGATTATAGCATCCAAGTTTAGAAGCTTTTCTTTTAAAAGTATTAAAATGGATTCCTAATGTAGCGGCAGCTTCTGACATCGTGGAACTAGATTTAACTATTTCTATAAATTCTTCGTCGTTCATTAGTTTCTCCTATGTTTTACTTTATTTATAAAACATAAGAGTTTACTAGTCCGGTGCCTCTGCCAATTGGACTACGCGGACTTAAAGGCCTAAGATCGCCGGTTTGTATTTCAACTTACCACCAGTGAAGTGATTGCGGAGGTAGTCCTCGAACAGCTCAAAGCGAAGCGCGGCGTCCGAGTCACCCTCTGACTCGAGGTCAGCTCTAGCTTCCTTGAGAAAGTCTACGAGATCGCGAAGCGCGATACGATCGCCATCGCGGAGCGCTGCCGCGTGGGTCTTTCCTGGACGTTGGTTCATGTCAATCTTCCTTCTGTAGATTACTTATATATAACACATGTCGGCTAATTTGTAAACTAAAAAGTGAGGTCATTATGAAGAAAGTTCTAGTCTGCGGCGCGGGTGGTTTTATTGGTACTCATCTGGTAAGCAGTCTCGTAAGTAGGGGGTGCTACGTCATCGGGGCGGATCTCAAGCGTCCTGAGTTCAGTGAGACTCAAGCCCACGAATTTCATATCATAGATCTAAGAGACGCCAATGCAGTCGAAGCGCTGATCACGAGCGACATCGAGGAGATCTATCAGCTCGCTGCCGATATGGGTGGTGCTGGATACATCTTTACAGGAGAGAACGACGCCGACGTGATGCACAACTCGGCTACGATTAACCTGAACGTCTTGAACGAGATGGTTAAAAAAGGCGTCAAGCGCGTATTCTACAGCAGCAGTGCCTGCATGTATCCAAGCCATAATCAAGAAGATCCAAGCAACCCGCTCCTCAGCGAGGACAGCGCGTATCCAGCAAATCCAGACAGCGAGTACGGGTGGGAGAAGCTGTTCAGCGAGAGACTGTACATGGCGTATGCCAGAAACTACGGGATCGTCTCTAGGATCGCGAGGTTCCACAATATCTTTGGTCCTCTCGGCAGCTACAACAATGGCAAGGAGAAGGCACCCGCGGCGCTGTGCCGCAAGGTAGCATTGAGCAGCGGCGAGGTTGAGATCTGGGGTCCCGGAAACCAGACGAGAAGCTTCTTGTTCATCGACGAGTGTGTCGAGGGCATCCACAGAATTATGGACAGCGACTACGACAAGCCTCTCAATCTCGGGAGCGAGAGAATGATAAGCATAAACGATCTGGCTTATCTCATAGCCAACATCTCTAGAAAGAACATATATATTAAGAATGTTCCGGGTCCAGTCGGCGTGATGGGTAGAACGAGTCACAATGACTTGATCGAAAAAGTTCTGGGATGGAGACCTGACGAGAACCTCGAGCACGGTCTCGAAAAGACTTATGAATGGATAGCTAGTCAATTAGCGGGTGAGTGATGATAAGCTTTAATGATCTGGGTAACTACGGGCGTCTAGGCAATCAGATGTTTCAGTACGCTGCTCTTCGTGGAATAGCAGACTATCATGGTTACGACTTCTGCATACCTCCGAGTACCGCTATGAGAGAGTACGAAGAACACCTGCTGCTCGAGGGATTTGAGTTACCCGGATTGAACAGGGACAACGTCCGCATTCACAACACCAGCTCTAGATTTAATGAGAGACAGTATCACTACGACAAAGAATTCTTTGAGAACTGTCCGGATGGAATAGACATCAAGGGATACTTTCAGACCGAGAAGTACTTCTATCACATGACTCCCGAGATAAGAAGAGACTTCACGTTTAAGAAAGAGATCTTTGATGCCGCGAGGGCGTGTATGAATGACATCATTAAGATGACTGGATTTGATGTCATATCCGTACACGTCAGGCGCGGAGACTACGTGAACCAGCAGGACAGTCATCCAGTCTGCTCTCTCGAGTACTACGAGGCGGCTCTAGAAAAGATGCCGATGATCATGGGGATTGTTTTTACAGACGATCAAGAGTGGGCAATGCAGCAAAAGTTATTTCATAATGGTAGGTTCTTCTTTGCCACTCCTAATAACAGCAACCTGTACGACATGTGTCTGATGAGTCTATGCAATCATCACATAATTGCTAACTCATCTTTCTCTTGGTGGGGTGCTTGGTTGGCAAACAGTAAGAAAGTCATAGCGCCGAAGAAGTGGTATGGTTCGAGCATCAATCACGACACGTCGGACCTTATACCTTTGAGATGGGAAAGAATATGATCGATCTGAGCAACGTTACATTCGTAATGCCTGTGTTCATTGACAGCAGTGACAGGCTTAGAAACGTCATAATGAGTGCTAGCTACTTGCTGAAGAACTTTGACTGCAAGTTAATTATCAAAGAGTCCAGTCCTGTCAATAACGTGCAGAAGTTTGCCATTCCTCTCATAGAAAAGTATGTAGGAAATATTAGAAACTTAACTTATATATTTGATCAGAACGGAGACTTCTTTCATAGGACCAAGCTCATCAATGATATGATCTTGATGGCTGATACAGAGATAGTATGCAACTATGACTGTGACGTTATCTTACCAGAATCATCCTGCATTCAAGCTAGGCTTCTACTGGAATATGATATATATGATGTGGTATATCCATATCGCTTCGGCGCGAGCACTGTAAGATTCGTAGATCCATTCTTTAAGAACGTTCCATTTGAGAACATCCAGCATGCTCTACAAGAAGAACTCGTATCAAAATTTATGAACAGCTTAAAAACTGAGGATCTAGAAGATAACTATTTCTATCCACCTCACATGTACGGAGATGGCTGGGCTGAATTTGGATTCGTTCAGTTCTTTAAGAAGAGCGTCTATATAGAAGGCTACATGGAAAACGAGAATTTCCTACCATACCAGCCAGAAGACGTAGAGCGCTTTCATAGATTTGAAAAGCTAGGTTATAGAATTGGTAGATTAGATAATCATATCTATCATATAGAACATCACAGACCGCCGGGTTACGGAGACAGTCACTTGTGGGAAGTGCTCAAGTGTCTATCTAAAGAAGATCTCATAGAGTACTATGAGAGACAGAAGTACGTGAAACATAGGAGAGCTACATTATGCCAAACATCTTAACAAAAGATATGCTGACTGAGATCTGCAATAAAGCAGGAACTTCACTTGATAATTTCAATACATTTATTGAATCAGGCACTGCCACTGGCTGGACGATCGACAGAATGCAGCCGCTGTTCAAGATGCTTCATACGATCGAGGTGTCTGAGAAGTACTACAAGATGTACGTTGACAAGAACAATCACGACAACGTCATATCACACCTTGGCGACAGCGGAGTCGTGATGGGTCAGATCATGAAGATGGTAAAAGAAGACGAGCAATGCATCTTCTGGCTCGACGGACACTACAGCAGCGGCGACACCGGCAAGGGAGTCAAGGACTGCCCACTCTTGGAAGAGTGCAGGACGATCGATAAGTCGTACAAGCCAAACTCTGCGATTCTCATCATCGATGACTACAGATTGTTTGGAACTAACATCACTGAAGACTGGTCTGAGATCACAGTAGAAAATATTCTGCCGTGCTTTAAGACCCACAAGATAGGTCTACTATTTGTGCATGATGATGCACTCATCATTCAGATCTATAAGTGATAAATTTACTTAAAGTGATCCATGATCATGAGATATAAGAAGAGGGCCCACCCAAACTTGAGGGCTATATCAAATAGCCTCTCAAGTTTGTCTAGCCAAGATCTTTCATCTTCATCCATGGATCACCTTTATTTTGGAGCGGGTGATCGGGATCGAACCGACGACAGCTTCGTTGGCAACGAAGTACTCTACCACTGAGTTACACCCGCAAT